TTTAATTGAACTTTCATTTCCTTTCCAATACTGATTAAATCTGTTTCTCCGGCTGTCTTTTTCTTCTTGACAGTAATGATTTCAAAGCAATTCTTGGTATAATACTCTATAAGTATATCCAATAACTCCGCTTTCTTACATTTGTCAATGTTCTCTACATTTAAAAAAACAAGGTTCTTATTACCCTGCTGAATAAGGTCGTTTAATTTTAATTTTTTTAAAGAAGGTATAGTCATTTCCTTTGTTGGAATCATATATTGAGAACAATTCTTAGCATGTTTTTCACAATAATATTTGTCATTCTTACGGTATTTTGCTTTTTTTCCACATTCCTTGGGAATTGCCTTTTTACTTTTGGGAATATTCATACATTCGCAAGTAGGAGATACCGGAACATCGTCCATTAGATTCAGAATTCCCCAATTATCAATGAAAACGCCATTCTCATTATGTTCCAAAATACAATATGCCATGTTCTTTATTCCAACATCAAAACTAATCACTTTCATGTTATTATGTAATAGTATAAGAATAACATATTTATACTATTTGGGAGACGTAAGTATATTACCAATACAAGTAAGTGCGGTAATCTATCTATTGTGGTTTGTGTACTGGCTGAGATACAACCGGTGCCATTTTACGGGAAGCTAATTGTTCTCTAGATAAATACAAATCTTTTAAATCACTAGACGCGTAACCAAATGGTTTCGCCTGGTCTGAACTAGATGAATATACATAGGGTTGATTATGGAAACCTTTTACCTCATTGGTTTGAATGCTTGGAATATCAATCGGGCGTTTATAATATCCAGTATCATTGGATGATTCGCGGAAGTTATACTCCATAATTTTTGTTGCGTTTTCGGTTAAATACTTACGATATTCCCAATTTGACTTAATACCCGAATTTTCTACTAAATCCGCATTTATAGATGACTCGGGTTGCCATGTAGCAGTAACCGAACGTCCGTCACTCATTAGAGGGGGGAATTCCGGATATTTGTTATTTGTATGGTATCCTCTTGATGATTCGGGAACCGTTTCTTTAATAATAGGGTATGCACAATCTACGCTTTGAAACATACTTGATGAACGTGAAAACATTATAATATACTAAACAGTTAGAAATTATAATATCGTGATTTTTACTTTACATATAGGCTGAAGATTCAAGTAATTTCAAGATTTCGTTCTTTTTCATTTTATTAGCATCATTTGTATACCCTTTCTCCGTGACTAATGCCTTTAATGCGGTTATATTCATTTTTTTATAAACATCCATAGGAATTGTTTGTTCGTCGGTCTTATTCTCTAAAGTTGTCTCTTCTAATTTGTCTACAATCAAGTTGTCTGTAGTATCAGGGTCTAACCCGTCATGAATGTCAGGGTCTTGTTCGTCAGATACAACACTCAGCTGTTCTTCCTGAGGACTAATGCTTCCATCAATACTTTCCATCCCTACACTTATTACCTTGATTGGAGTATCCGTGGTTAACTCTTCGGGTAAAATAACACCACTCTCATCCTCACTTTCATCCTCACTTTCATCCTCACTCTCATCCTCACTTTCATCCTCACTTTCATCCTCACTCTCATCCTCGCTCTCATCTTCACTTTCAGACACTACTAACTTTGGTAGCTCATTAGCAGTAAAATATGCGTCTTGACGTTGCGGTCCAGGTGTATATATGACATTCTCGGGCATTTCATGCTGAGTTACTAGAGCATTCCGGTTATTCATTTCGGTTACAATATTATTTATAATTTCAAACATGGTGTCGCATTTAGTTTCTAATGCGGTGAATTTCTGTCTGAAGTGATACACCAAAAATAATATCAACACAAAGGTTATAGCCAAACTCACAAAGAAAAACGTTTCAAGCATATTAAAGAATCCCATTTACATTAAAAATACATTATATAAGAAGAAAGCAAACGAACACACTAAATAAAATATTTTTGTATATTATATTATAAAAATGGATTCAATCTCAGGATCTACTAAATTTATTTCTTCCTATGACAGTTCTAAAAATTATATGATATTCATTCTTTCTACCTTATTAATATTGTCTCTTTTAGGGATAAATCTGTTTATAATCGTAGGCAATGTCGTTCAAGTAGTTATTAATATTTTCAAACCTCTTATCTATCAAATACTAGCTATTTTTGGATACACCGCGGGTACATTATTAAATACTACGGCAGATATTACCTCGGATGTTGCCCGTGCGGGGGTTGATATTGCGGAAGGTACCGTCCAATCTGTAGGAAATCTACTAAAAGACGCGAGTAAAGAGTCCGTGAATATACAAACTAAAAAAGACCTAGATGTCGTGATGAAAGAGCCTAAATCTGATAGCTCCGAAAGCCCTATCCAAAACAACGGAGCATCCCTAAAATCTAGCTGGTGTTTGGTTGGAGAACACAATGGGCGACGTGGTTGCGTAGAAGTAAATGACGCATCTAAATGCATGTCAGGAAAGATATTTCCAAACGCCGAGATGTGTTTGAATCCTACATTGACCCCTAATAAGCAACCAAAACAAAATAATCAACAACATCCACTTAAAAGCATCAAGAGCAATCCAGAACGTAGCACTTGGTAAATATTACATATGACGTAGTAGATGACATATGTAATCTAGATTACACCTCGGTTAGTGTAATCGGAGAGTATATTCGGGTGCTAGGTTCAGTCGTTAATACACAACCGGACGCATCACTTACGTTGTTTTCAGATATATTCATAACGACTCCATAACTAACGTCGTATTCTACATTGAATGTGCTGGTTACATCCACATTCCCTACAACAATACTCAAATTTGGCTTAATAGAAAAGTCGTATACATACCCAGGTTCGGTGTATAAATTTATATTGGAAATATTCAATACACCAGCATATATGGTTGCTTGAAAACTATCAATATTCTTGGAAATATCAAACGAAAACGAAGACAAATTAGATACATCAGAACTATATCCTATTACCGGGGAGACATTTTGAACGGAGTTGTCATTGTATTTTACTACAAACTCAAACGGAGTTACATCATCTATTTTGATTGATATATCATTATATTCATATAGAGTATCTGTAGTATTCGTTTTTTTACCAGTTATAGTAAACCCCACTGGAATACTCATCCTATATGTATAGAAAGGCAAATCGATGACATCAGTTATATTCATTGATGATACTATTTTTTCCTCCTCATCATTGATAAGTGTATTCGCATCCACGGAGTTTATATTCCATTTTTCAGTAGTTACTGACTGGGTTATACCGTTTGGTTCGGTACCAGTTTCATAATTATATAATGGAACTGTGTCATCTAGATATAAATCAATTGACGGTCCAGGAACCCCTGACGCACCACTAGGAGTATATATTATACCTGGAGTAGGACAATCTAATACTCTACTACTTCGACGGTTAGACCCCATCATTGCATTTTTATATAACTCCTTTTTAGTAAACGCGTTTTGTTTTGTGGATTGTTTGTTACCTGCATATTTCAATATTTCGGCTTTTCGTCTCATATTTAATTGTTCTGAAGTATATCCGCTCAAATAGGGAGATTTATCTAAAATTGTATTTCTTGGCGGAGGAACCGCAAACATGAATTGCCGTTTTTTCCTTTGTTGACAAATATCAGCTAAAGATACGTTGGTTGTTGCCATAGTATAGTATATTATCACTTATACTATACTACGAGATTGTTCGCTATTTCGGTCTAATATTTGGAGGAATACCAGTAATTAGATAAATATTTAAATCCTCCTTGTGCTCCCATGCCATTCGCAACTGTTAAATTTGGACCACTTGATACAATTTTGTTGATTTCAAAAATATTTAATGCGCGATTATAATATCTTAATGCCGATAATTTTCCAATGAATCCACCGTTTTGACACACGAAAACATCACCATAATTCTGTTTTGGAGTATCAAGCATTTCAAGACGGCTAGCGATGATACCATTTACATAGACATCGACTTTCGTATTCATCGCACGAATCGCAACATGGACCCACTTCTTTAAGGGTATATTATCTATATCAATAACATTAGGGTTAGCACTTGACTCCATATCGTGGGCTTTGACAGCATCCATAATAATATGTAATTTATTCGTCATAGGAGAAACGTACATACCAGGCGCATTATTTACACTCGCAATGTTCGTAACAGAATCAAATTGACCGTCACCTTTACTGAATATATGTTGGTATTTATCATTACTTTTATTCAGGTCGTTGATATATATCCAAGAAGACCATGTGAATTCTAATCCCTCGGATTCATTGTTTGACCTATAGATTGGCTTACTATCCGTATTCTTAGGGTCTTGAGGAATTATCATACTATTTGTACCATCAATCATACCATCAATGAGATAGGGAGAACCACTCGGTTTTGTAAAATAATGTATCAAACTGATTCCCAAATTCATCAAAAATAGAAATACAATCAAGACCAAGATGATAAAGGCGAATTTGGCGATAATAGTATTCGAATATAAGAAACCGGTTGTTGCTCCAACCCCTACCGCTGCTTCCGTTGAAAATTCATCGAATTTGTTTGTTAGATTACCTTTTGCTTGTTCGTAACTATCACCTACCGCCTGAATACCACTTTGAACGCTCTGATTAATGGTAGATAACGGATTTGCGTTTGAATTATTATTATTAGGTTGTTGAAAATTCATTGTGTTTTATATATAGTATATACTAGATATATAAAACTTTTACACCCTCTAAGATTTACATCAATGAGAACTTTTTATAAACCTCTTGGTTTTGTAATATAGATAAGTCAATACCTATGTCATTTAATGCGGAAGCCATCTTACTTGAACCATTGCCTTTCATGTAAAGGTCCCATGCGGTTTCAGGGTCCATTGGTTCCGTCCAACGCTTAAATTGGGTAGCATATGCATCAAATTTACCATCCGTATTTCCTAAATATACAGGTACTTCTTTATCAGGAGGTACAATGGGGATGGCATCGCTATTGTCACCAATTTTCTTATAGAAACGTTGAGAACGTACTAACTTACCATCAATATATGCATCGGCAAATTGGTTATCCATACTAACTGTAATGTTTACCCATTTTTGAAGAGGAAAATTGTTGGTGATCATCATTGTGTCGGTGCTACCGTCAGTATCATTCATTGTTACATCTAGTTTTAAAACGGGCGAGTGTTTATCTAAATATAATTTATAATTATTCGCACGCGAGATTATTGTTTTGTCTACATTATTATCCCATGTATTTACATATATCCACACCGAATGTGCGTAACGGGTGTTTTTGGGACCCTTAATATCAGTAATAGCAGGCACGGGAGTTAATAAACTCGCGGTTTGTACTAATTCTTTTGAACTGTCAGTGAAATATGCGTATAATACATATAACAATACTAAAATTGCTACTATGAGAACAATGGTTACTGTATCCATTCTATACTTTACATTTATAAATTATTCACCGGGGGATTCTTTTTCATCAATAAATTATATGAATTCGCCACTTGAGAACGCGATAAATTTCCTACATAATATTGTATGTTACTAATGGCTCCATCTACCCCGTCAGTTGAACCAATTACGACCATATCCGATGATGTATATACAGGAGGATTATTATTATCAAACCTAAATGTCGTTGCTAACGCACCATTCACGAATAAGTCTACTGAGTTCGCATTATAATTAAATATGAACTGATTCCACTTTTGGGTATCTATTTCTAGAGTGTAATTATTCGCATTAGTATCGCTATCGTTATTTGTAAAATACACTTTTAAGGTTTCCTTCGTATTATGCGGTTGCTTCTTCACATAGGTTATCTTTGGAACACCATTACCGTAATTAAATAGGGTGGTTTCATTCGCATAAGAGAACTTGTTTTCATTATGTGGGTTTAACATTATCCACATGGATAAGCTATAGTTTTTACGATATACTACTGGAGAATTTACATTGTCTTGGTCCTTTTCCTGATTTAGTTTTAAGTCGTAACTAGAAATTAATGGTTTTTCTATATCCAAAAATGCGGAACCTTTAAGGAGCGAAGTACCTTCTTTTAAGCTTATTTTTGATACGATTTTAGGTATGTAATTATAGAGAAATATCAAAACTACTTCGGTTATAAACAAGTAATATACCACATTGGTCGTTAGTTCCAGCTCTCGTCGTATGTAATTATAAAAATCCAAAATCAGACAAGGTACATAAAACAACAAATGCACGAAAAATCCCCCCCACCCTTCCTGTGTTTTTAAAGAACTGCTATAAAAATAAAACACGATTGCTAATCCGATTAGGATACCCAATGAGATTATGCCTGTTAATGCGTAATTAGCCAAAGTGAATGCTGTATCATTTATACTCGCGTAAAAATAAAACACGGTTCCAAATAGTGCTACTATTGTCCCTATTACTACTCCAATATAATATGTGTTATTTAATGTCTGTTTTCCTAAAAAAACCGTAGGGATTAATACTAGCAATCCTATCACTAATGGAAATAAATAATTCATATAATTACTGGTTAATGTACTGGGGTCTTCAGCTGACCGCATTAATGTTACTACAAAGTACACTAGAAAACCGAGCGTTAATATGTATTTCAATACACCGGTCATATCTGTAGTATTTAGATTTGCTATTCCATTTAAACTTTCCATATTTATTATTTATTATACATTATACTTACAATAAATAATATTCGGATTCCTATTACAAGTTCTCCATGGTTGTCTTTTTTCCGTGACATTCACGACATAAAGCAACTAAATTATCTACATGGTTACTTCCGCCATATTCTAATCTTACCACATGATCTACTTCAAACCAAGCGGTTAATTGGTTTTGACAATCGCCACATTTCCAATTTTGTCTGGATGCTACGAACTTCTTTTTCGTTTCACTAACAGAACGCTTTGTTGATTTTTTACCAGAATTCATGATTCTATCTTCCGATATTTGGGATGGATTCGATAAAGGCATGATTGGGTGATTATCATTTCCCGAAACAAACCCCTGTTTTGAAGTGAAATCCAGTATGGGGGAAATTATGTTCGACGCATTCTTATCAATGGGTAAATATTTAATATAATCCCCAGATGTAGATACTATCTCGCGTGCACGTAATGGATTTTTCTTTATTAAAATATAAAACATCAACGCACCGAAAGCGATTCCTGCCATCTGATAATATTTTTTCCATGATAATAATAAAGTCATATACTTACCATCTGTGTAAATGTTTGCCATGCAAAACCCGGCTACTAATAATATTACTAACTCAAATCTCATTTCTATTCTTATATTATCTATACACATTTTCAATCGGTTATTCATAGTATACATAAATCAAAAATACACATATCAATATTAGTGCTAAATGGATATAATGTTTATTCAAATTTAATTTACTGCTTATATACACTGGTTTTGGTAAATACTCATTACGATATTTTTCAAGAGCCCGTGGTAATGATATTTCCTCTTTTCCTAATAATACATTGAATTTGTTGTGGATAAAATGGACCCATCTCACAAACGAGTCGCGATTGTCTAAATACGGAGATACTGGATACCTATCCAACATTTCACTAAACTTGTTTCCCATTTCCTCAATAGGTATAAATAGTGGCACATTCTGAATAAAATCATAATACTTCTTCTTGGTTACATCATTTGGGGTTTTGGGATAAGACTCCGCTACTGTATGTAAAAAAAACCAATAATGAGGTCCCCATACTTCCGGATGAAATATCATTTTGTATACACGTTAGTAATATTTATTTTTTACAACTACCACGTATGTGGTTTTCTACAAAATTGAATGACGAATCCACTGAATACTTTATTGTATCAAACAAAGAAAATCGTTAGGAGAACACAATGATTGCTATTACCCAGGAGAATATTCAGGAGGCGGTTAAGGAATGGTGTAGGTC